AGAGTAATTAATGAATTACAAAGATATAGTGCTAACGGCGTTATTGACGAAGGTATTCTAACTAACCTAGGTGAAATTAATACACGAGAATTAATTACATCTTTAAAGGATAAAGACTGGCGTAAAATGAGGAAGTGGGTAGCAGATAATGTTGACACAGATCCTCAGGGTATTTTTAGATATTTATTTGACAGTTTATTACCTGAGGTAGAAGGTGTTCCTCAATTAGTTTTATTAATTGCAGACTATCAGTATAAAGCAGCCTTTGTAGCTGACCAAGAAATAAATTTATGTGCTTGCCTTACAGAAATTATGGCAAACGTTAAATTTAAATAATAAATAGTGTTATGTTTATTAAAAGGCAAAAGGGTAAAGGCGGCCTATCTAGTCAGATAGCAAAGGCATGGAAGTATTATGTGCCTTATCTAGACCCTGTAGAAAAATTAAGAATCGTATATAAGAACGGATACGTTCACGATATGTGGGTTCGTAATTTTACTATTGCTAAACATACAAACGTCTATTCGTGGCAACACGTTTATGATAAAAACCGAATCCTGGTTATTAAAGATGAAGAAATAGCAGCCTTATTTATTGTTGGAACAAAAAGGTTGCTTAAGTGGAAGGAAAAATTATGGTATCCAAATCAAAAGAAAAAGAAAGGAATCCAGTTCACGAAGTAGCTGTCCTTGAAGGCTTTGGCGACCCTATTGTCGAAGTCAACGAAGAAGAATATCAAGAGAAAATTAAAAAGCTAAGTCCTTTTGACTTTGCAAATGCTATCACATCTACAAAAGAAGACTTAATGGCTGAGGACGAGAACATTGAGCCTCAGTATAACGCATTTATCGTGAATAGAGCACTAGGCTATGGTGCAGACACGGTGATAGCAGGTAATGAAATGAATGCACGCCCACATTTAGATTCGAGAATGCAATTTGAATTTCTAAAAGGTGTGGTGAGGCAGAGCAGACGCTTTAATAAATGGATTAAAGGTGAGCATGAGAATATAAAACTAATTCAGGAAGAATTTGGTTATAGTTTTAATAAGGCTAAAGAGGCTCTTCGACTACTGTCAGAAAAGGACATCGAAAAGATCAAAAAATATCAAGACCGAAAATCCGGGGGAAATTTTCCGCGGAAAAAAACACCAAAAAATCCTGCTGTATAAATATTAGCATCAAAATAGGATGAATTAGTTATAGGAACTGAAATGGACAAAAAAGAACAAATAATAGATATTGATTTCGATGGTTATGTTCCAGTGGAAATATCAATATCTAATCCAGATGATTTCCTTAAGATAAGAGAAACTTTAACAAGAATAGGTATCGCAAGTAGAAAGGATAATACATTGTATCAATCCTGTCATATATTACATAAGAAAGGCAGATACTTTATTGTTCACTTTAAAGAACTTTTTATCTTAGATGGAAAACCATCTGATTTGACAACAAATGATTTACAAAGGCGAAACACAATCGCAAAACTTCTACAAGATTGGAATCTATTAAAGGTATTGAATCCTATAGAAGAATTAGTATTTGCGCCTTTAAGCCAAATTAAAATTATTCCTTTCAAAGATAAGGAATCATGGAGTTTGGTGCCAAAATACAATATTGGCAAAAAGAAATAAATTATTAAAATTATATTATGCTACTAAATTTAAACCCTTTGGTTTATTACGAAGATAAATTTTTAACACCGTTTTTGTGTGAACACCTCATTGATTTGGCAAGGGAAAGATTACAACCAAGCAAAGTTTTAGGTGATGATGGTAAGCCTGTGGAACATGAGGCCAGATCTTCAGAACACGCATTTATACCACACCACGAAACAAAATTTACACAAGAAATCGTAGCAAAAGTATCAATAAAAATGGGTATTCACCCAAATCAAGCAGAACAATTACAAGTTATTAGATATGAGGCAGGACAGCAATATAAGGCACATTATGATTCTTTTGAAGGAGACAATTTAGAAAGAGCATTAGAAAATGGCGGACAGAGAATTGCTACAGCATTAATATATTTGAATAATCCAATATCAGGCGGAGGAACAAATTTTCCTGTATTAAAAAGGAGAGTTGATGCTGTTCAAGGAAGAGTTGTGTTTTTTACAAATACATATTTAGGAAATACTATCAGACATCCATATTCTCAACATGGTGGCGAACCTGTGGGAAGAGGTGAAAAATGGGCCTGTAACTTATGGTATAGGGAAAAGGAATATAAAAGAGGAGAAGCAAATGGTAACAAAAGCACAGAAAACTCAAGGTGAGTATAACAAAAAAGCTAGGATTGTTTCAGATTATGAAAATGATTTAATCTTTGAACAATATAGAGAAGGTTTGCTAAAGCAGGAATTTATCTCATACGAGGAAACACCTGCTGGAGTAAAAATTACCAGGATAAATAGAAAATATCAAAAAAATGGTAATTATTCAGATACGTCAAGCATAGAAATTCTAGTTTAGACGTATAAATATAAACGAGAACTTCAAAAGAGCTCAGTAGAGCTCGGTTCTCACTTAACGTAGACGCCATAATGGGTCTATACATTTAACTTGCTTAATATAGGAGAAAAAAATGGTAAGAATAAATACGACAAACTTTAACGACTTGTTAGAAAGACAAGTTGCACAAATTGAGAGAAACTTTTTTGGTTATGATAGGTTGCTCAACAATCTAAGAGTAGCTGAATTTCCAAAAGATAACTTTCCACCTTACAACGTAGTCAAACATGACGACTTGAACTTTACTATTGAATTAGCAGTAGCAGGGTTTTCAATCGACGACATTGAGATTACTCGCAAAGTTGTAGATGGCCAGGCAAAACTAGAAGTTGCTGGTGAACAAGGTGAAAGCGACGCAGAATATACCCACAAAGGTATTGCAGGTAGAAAATTCAAAAGAGTTTGGAACCTAGCTGATACAGTTGAAATTAAATCTGCAAAACTGGTTAATGGCATTTTGAGCATTGATGTTGAAAATGTAATTCCAGATGAGGAAAAACCTCAAGTGATTAAAATTAGTAATAAGTAAATAAGGAGAACGCTATGGCCAATATTCAAATTCTAAAATTAACTACTGGTGAAGATATCATCGGTGAAGTAATGACGGATAACATTGACGGTAGGGAGCTACTTATTGTAGAAAAACCTTGTTTAATTATGATGATGCCTAAACAGGATAATCCAAACGAATTTGGAATTGGCCTAGCACCTTATGCACCTTTTGCAAAACAGCATAAAGTTCCAGTTATGCCAAGTCATATAGTTTCTATATATGAGGCAGAGGCAGAACTAGAAAAAGAATATCTAGAACGCTTCGGACCAGGTCAAAAAGCAATAATTGCACCACCAGAAAAGAAAATCCAGTTAAACGGATAATGAATCATAAAGTCTTTGATATAGACATCTCAGTATCGCCTTCGCGCTATGCTGATATGATATATGAGTCTTTATTAAAGGATTTGGTTGTTGTATTAAAAACACAAGACGTAGATCCTATTCATGTGTCTAAGTTAATACACAAAATGACACATATAGGAAATTGGAATCAACTTTATTGGGATTCTGAAGGTAATTATTTAGGTGTTCCTACAGAATATATAGATCCATATAAAGTAGAAGGCCCAATGCCTGTTCAAAGAGTAACAGGACAAAAAATAAATGATTATTGGAGTGGGTTGTTTCCTGTAGGAGAATTAAAGTGGCATTGTAACTTAAATGGCCCAGATAGAGCAGATGGAGTTGCTCTACAATGTATTAAAGATGAATATGGAACTAGAACATCTTGGTTAAATACAAATACAGCCTATGAGGAACTATTAAAAACAGAGCCAGACTTTGCTGAGGAATTAGTCGACAAATGGTGTGACTATGAATATGAAGGAGCAAAGTATTGGGCAGACAGTCCGCCAGAACAATTAGCAATGATGATGAAAGGTGCTAATTCATACAAAATGCGTATATTACAAGAAAACGTAGGCGGCACAAAGGGCATATATTTTTATATCAATAATGCGTTAAAAACAGATGATAAAAAATTATATGATAAATTGTCAGAATTTTTATGGCAAGAAAAATTTATGTATCATCACGATTGGGAAATTGGTGATGTTGTATTAAGCGATCAACTGTTATCATTACATAGACGCCCACCATATAGCGACGAAGTATTGGCAAACAGAATATTGCATCGATGGACCTTTCCAATAAGTAATGCAGTAGATCCCTTATACATAACTAAAAGGAATGAATATGTATCAATATAGATGTAAAGTATTAAGAGTAGTTGACGGCGACACCGTAGACGTAGATATCGATTTAGGTTTTGGCGTATGGCTAAGAAAACAAAGAGTAAGACTACACGGCATTGACACACCTGAAAGTAGAACAAGAGATAAAGTTGAAAAACATTATGGTAAATTGGCTGCTAAGTTTCTTAAAGAACATTTAGGTGGTAAAGAAGGTCCTATTTTAAAAACAAGACTAGACGCAAAAGGCAAATTCGGAAGAATCCTAGGAGAGTTTTTAATTGACGATGGCTCAGGTGACACGGTAAACGAACTGATGATTAAAGAAGGACATGCTGTTGCTTATTTTGGGCAGTCTAAAGATGACATTGCCGAAGCACACATTTTAAATAGAAAGAAAGTAGACAAAAAGTATTCTTAATGCGTATATTAATTATAGGAACAGGTAAATGTGGTTCAAACACTCTTGCCCAAGCAATGGCAGACAGTTTGAATTTAGAACTTATTAACGAACCCTGGCATCCTACAATAGGCTCAGAAGAAAAGGCAGACAGAGCTTTTACAGCACCTAATGTTATTGTAAAATGTATTAATGGTGCCTGGCAACATCCTTGGAGAAAAGATCCAGACGAACAACAACATCAAGATTGGCAAACTCGTAACGAATTCTTTGAGGACTTTTCTACATATTTCGATAAAACAATTTTAGTAGACAGAAAAGATGAAGTTAAAAGACTGTTTTCTGTTATGCACGCTCACAAACACGATACGTGGCATTGGAACGGCGAATATACGCCACAAGAATTTACAATTAATAAAGAAGATTTACACTTATTATATGGTGTATTTCATGGCAAATATTCTATTGGCAACATATCAGATGCAATAGAAGAACCCATATTTTTTATGGAAGAGTTTTGTAATGAAGATTATGAAACATCAAAGAACACATATTTTAGAATGTTCGAGAACAGCAAGATTGCTGATGCTTTGAGGAAAAACAGATATCCTGATTTGTATGAACGGTATTTTGATCCGAAAAATAGTCAACAAAAAGGTTGACTTTTTACAGCTTAGACTGTATAATTATAATATTATTTTAACGTGAGAACTTTATGAACTTTTATACCTACGCCAAGCATTTCGGCAACAAGATACTTGTTCGAGGAGTTAAGAATGGTGAACGATTTACTGCTAGTCATGACTTTAAGCCTACTTTGTTTGTTAAATCCGATAAACAAACTGGATTCAAATCAATATACGGAGAGACAGTTTCTCCCATCAAATTTGAGACTAATAAAGAAGCACAGGAATTTGTAGAACGCTACAAAGAAGTTTCTAACTTTCCTATTTACGGTCAAACCTACTGGTGTTATCAATACATCGCAGAAAAATATCCTGATACTGTAGAATGGGATGCTAAACATATTCGTATCTATTCTATGGATATAGAAACAACAGCAAACTCTGGGTTCCCTAGTGTAGATAATCCTACTGATGAAGTTCTACTCATCTCACTACAAGAAAACACTACAAAGAAAATTACTACATTTGGTGTAGGCCCATTTACTATAGGCGAACATACAAAAGATTATGATATTGACTATATCGAATGTTCCACAGAAATAGAATTACTTAACAAGTTTCTAGATTGGTGGCAACAAAATACTCCCGATGTTTTAACAGGTTGGAACATACAATTATTTGATGTTCCTTATCTTGTTTCTCGTGTTGAGGCAATAATGGGTGACGAAGCTAAAAAACGTTTCTCTCCTTTCGATATTGTTCAACGTAGAAATGTAAACATACAAGGTAAAAAGCATACAACAATAAACATCGAAGGTGTTTCTCAGTTAGATTACCTAGACTTATATAGAAAGTTTACATACGTTACAAGAGAATCCTACAAACTAGACTTTATTGCAGAAGTAGAACTAGGTAAACGTAAACTAGAACATGGTTACGATACATTTAAAGAACAATATGAACAAGACTGGAATGGGTTTGTAGAATATAATATTATTGATACTGTCCTAATTGATGAATTAGAAGATAAGATGAAACTTATTGAACTAGCATTGACTATGGCGTATGATGGTAAGATGAATTTTAATGATGTATTCTCTCCTGTTAGAACTTGGGATTGTTTACTTTATAATCATCTTAAAGAACAAAACATAACTATTCCTACAAAAGGCACAGGCAGGCAAGGCAGACAAATTGCAGGTGCATATGTTCAAGAACCCGTCCCTGGTGAATATGAATGGGTAGCATCATTTGACGCAACCTCACTATATCCTAGTATTATTATGCAATATAATATGTCTCCTGAGACACTTGTTCCTGGGTATAAACTAGATGTAGCAGTAAAAGACTTACT